CAGCAACGGGAGACTCAATTAAATTCAAAAGATTGTAATAGTTCATTGGTCTTGATGTCATTGGTGTTCCTGTTAATAACCAAAGACGGTCAACATCTTTAACAAAACTATTAATTAATTTTGTTCTCTGAGCAGAACTATTTTGAATATAATGTGCTTCATCAATTATTATTAAATCAAAATTACTTTTTAATATTAGTGAATTTTCTTTATTTTGCGGGTCGTGAAAATTTTTGATGATGTCATAATTGATAATAACAAAATCTGCGTCTTCATATTTTTTTCCATCACAAATGTAAATTGGTCTGTCAGTATAGTTTTGAATTTCCCTTTGCCAATTAATCTTTAAAGATGCGGGACATATGATTAAAATTTTCTTAGCTTCAGTTTCTAATGCTGCAACAACCGTTGAAGTTGTTTTTCCCAAACCCATGTCATCAGCCAAAATAAATCTTTTAGTTCTAACCAATTTATTTACAGCTTCAATTTGATGGGACAACATTGGTCTATGTGAATACTTTGAAAAATCTATTTCTTTGTAGTATTGTTCGGGGTTTTTAATAATGGCAACTTTTGGAATCCAAAAATCTGTTAGTTGTTCACTTTCAAAAAATTTACCCCAAACATGATAAGACTTATCTTTTTCAACTAATAACTTTTCAACCCAAACTTGTTTTGGTGGTTCGGTATAAAGTTTTTCGTTTGCAATTTTTTCTGAAAAATAAGAATCAAGTTCAACCCATTTTCTTGCAACTTTTGGAACCGAATTATTATAAGAAATTATATACTCACATTGACTTCTTGTTGGTATTCCTTTTTTGGTTGGTCCGTATATTGACTTAAGTTTTAGTATATAATTATTGGCACCATCATAGGTCTCCAATATTTTTAGAGCTTTTTGTTCAACCAAAAGTGAAGATTCTATTGTTACACTATCGGACATTAATTACTTTAATAATAATCATTTTTGTTGTATTTATCAATAATGAGTAACAAAGTACCAATTACCCGTATATCTAAATTCTTTGGTGAAAAAGATTTTCAATTAAATATTGCCTTAGGTGAAGAATGGTTATTAGGTGATATGAATTTTACCGTTGTACTTTATCGTGTTGATAAGTCAAAAACTAATCAAGATAGTGTGTATGGAGAGGCTTTAACAGATAGTATAAATTTTTTACCTCCTGTTGAGGTTAAAGGTTTTATACAAATAGAAGCTCCAAGTCAGGCAGAATTCGGTGGTTCAAGATTAACTCAAACAGAACCAGGAAATATGAAACTTAGTGTATATCTTCACACTTTAGAAGAATTGGGTATTCAAATTAATTATGGTGATTATATTGGATATCCTGAAACTGAAAGTAAAATGAGATATTATACGGTTGCCGATGACGGTAGGATTATTTCGGACAATAAACACACTTATGGTGGATACAAACCATATTATAGAACATTTGTTTGTACACCTGTAAGTGAAGATGAATTTAAAGGAATATAATGGCACTACCTAAAAAATTAGTAAAAAACATTTCTCTTGTTCCTAAAAAAAGACTACAAGAAAGAAGAGAAGAATTATTAGAACAAATTCAACAGGACGGTACATATCTTCCAAAAGGAATATATCACGCAGATTTAGATAGAGGGATGTTGGATTTTGTAAAAAATACTTTAGGTATTACGGTTGATGGAAAAAAAGTTAACACTATTGATGTGTTAATTACCACACAAAACTGGGCTCAATTTACTCAGACTTGGAATTTTCAAGATTTAGATAAAAACATATCACCACCATTTGTCGCAACTGTTAGAAAACCTGAAACACCATACGGCACAAATCAAGGAACGTCTTTTAAAATACCTGGCAGACCAACTTTTCAATACGCATTAGTCCCAACCTTTGACGGAACAAGAAATGGATATGATGTTTATAAAATACCACAACCAACTCCTGTTGATATCACGTATGAAGTGAAAATATTCACAAACAGGATGCGAGAATTAAATGCGTTTAATAAAAAAGTTTTAGATACTTTTGGTTCAAAACAAGCGTACACCACTATTAACGGTAGATATATTCCAATATTAATGGATACAATTACAGACCAATCAGTTAATGAATTACAAAAAAGAAGATATTATATTCAGAGTTACACATTTAAAATGTTAGGCGTTATATTGGACGAGGAACAATTTGAAGTTGCTCCTGCGGTATCGAGAGTATTAACAATGTATGACGTATCAACAAAATTAAAAGACAGGTTTGCGGTTCCAAGTGAATCAAATGAAAATACTATTATAGGAAACTTACAATTTTTAAATAATAATAATTATCTTATTGATGTTGTTAGAGCAAACTTTGATTACACATTAGTTAGTACAAATAATGTTGATTCATATGATGTATTAATAAATGGTAATTTGATTGGTTCCAACGTTGAATTTTTTCAAGTTAATACAAACGATACGTTAAGAATAGATGTCACAAAAACAAACATAGGACAAGACGCTAATATATTATTTGATGTCAAATTAGTCTAATGGTTCACCATATATGTCTTTTTTAACTTGACAGTTTTCTTTAATAAGACTTTCTAAAAATCCGTAAATCTTATAACCTTTCTTATCACAATACTCTTTTAATATCTGATGTGATTCGATAGAAATTTTAATATTTTTTATTTTCTTAGGTGTTTTTTTCATAAAGCAGAAAAAAGGCAGAATTTATTCATACCATATTATAAATATAAGCGGTATAATAAGATTTTTGAAAAAATCAACAATATTTATGTATAAAAATAAAACCTTAAAAAGAAAAAATTAAATAGTAATGGCAACATCCAATAAAGTATTCGTTTCACCTGGAGTATATACTTCAGAACGTGATTTATCATTCGTAGCACAAAGCGTAGGTGTTACAACATTAGGTATTGTTGGCGAAACCTTAAAAGGTCCAGCATTCGAACCAATCTTTATAACAGATTTCGATAACTTCCAAACAGTATTTGGTGGTGCAATTCCTGAAAAATTTGTTGACACACAAATACCTAAATATGAAGCAGCATATATTGCTAAGGCATATCTTTCACAATCTAATCAATTATTTGTAACAAGAGTGTTAGGGTTGTCAGGATATGATGCGGGACCTTCTTGGTCTATTAAAACAGTTGCAAATGTTAGTGGTAGTTCTGTTTCACAAAATACAGGTGTGACATTAACCGAAGTTTTAATAACATTTACAGGAACAACAGGAAGTACGTCAACAATAGAATTAGGTTCGACAAGCACTGCAATTTTTAACGAAGATTTAAATACAATTATAAGTTTAAATAATGGTACAACAACCACGATTTCAAATAAATTAAAAACATTTTTAAATGGTGTTATGTTAACACCAAGTACTAGTGGTACATCTGCATATGTTTTTGGTACAATACCTGATACAAACTATAACTCATTGACAGGTGGTGGATGGACAGGTATAACAAATGTATATAGTGTACCTAGTGTAAAAAATTCATTAACAGATTACAGTAGTAGAGATAATGACGCTTGGTATTACGCACAATTTGACCCAACAACAGGTAATGGGTATTCAGGGTATTCCTTTACATCAAGAATACATACATTGTCAGGAACAACATATGGTGTTAGTGGACAATTTTCAGGTTCGGTTTCTGTTTCAGGATTTACACAAGTAGGTACTGCATTTACTGATTATAATGATGTTGTAATTGCAACACTACGTTCAAGAGGTGTATCAAACTATACAAGTTCGGTTAATCCAACTTGGGTTGTAACAGGAACTACAGATGTTGGTTTAGATTTTACTGGAACATATTCAGGAGCATCTATTAGTCCTTACGCAGCTTTTGGCATTTCAGGTTTAACAAGTAGTAATGAATCTATAAATCTAAAAGTGTCTATGGATTCTACAGATAGTAATTTCATATCTAAAGTATTGGGTATTTCAAATTTCTCAAAACCAAGTGATGAAGTACCTTTATTTGTCGAAGAAGAATTTAGTAATCTATTAAACTATGGATATAAAATGGGTTATATTAGAGGTATAAGTTCTAGTATAACTTCACTGCCTTCGGCTCAAGATGATAACGGTACAGGAACATCAATAGGATGGTACTTAGAACAATACCAAACACCAGAAACACCTTATTTAGTTTCCGAACTTAGAGGTAATAAAGTTTACCAACTATTCAAATTTATTTCAATATCAGACGGTAATGCAGCAAATGAAGAAATAAAAATTTCAATTTTGAACATTTCGTTCAACAATGGAACATTTGACGTTGGAATTAGAGCTTATGGTGACACAGATTCTAATCCTGTTTATGTTGAAAAATTTACAAATTGTAGTATGAACCCAGCATTGAATAGTTTTGTTGGTGTTAAAATTGGTACTAGTGATGGTGAATACGCACAAAAGTCTAAATTTGTGATGTTAGAAATAAATCCTGAAGCTCCTGTAGATGCTTTACCATGTGGTTTTGAAGGATATACTATGAGAAATTATGATGGTGATATTACACCATTCCCAATTTATAAAACAAAATATGATAGTGCTGGTGACGTAACATATCAACCACCATTTTCATCAGTACAAAGAAGTTCAGGTGATAAAATAAATAGAACTTTCTTGGGTATATCAGATTCTTTTGGTTATGATTCTGATTTTTTTACGTATAAAGGTAAAATAACACCAAACGAAATAGCGACTGAAACTACGGGCGAGTCTTGGGACTATTTGTCAAAAGGTTTCCATATGGATAGTGGTGCAACTGTTATAACAATTTCATCATCATATAGTACTTCAGGTACTTCTGAGTTTGAGGTTGGTGACGCTTCTTTTTCAGGACCTTCTGACCCAACAGATGTTAATAATCCGTACTATAGAATCCAAGCACGTAAATTTACATTATTTGTTAATGGTGGATTTGACGGTTGGGATATATACAGAAAGTATAGAACAAATGGTGACGAATATGTATTAGGAGGGCCTAATTATAAAAAAGGTGCTGCACCTTCAACACAATTCCCTGACGCAACAGGATGGGGTGCATTTAAGAGAATTACAATTAACAATAATGCAACTGATTGGGCAAATACTGACTATTACGCTTACTTATTGGGTCAAGAAACATTTGCAAATCCTGAAGCAACAAACATAAACGTGTTTGTAACACCAGGTATTGATTTTGTAAACAATAGTAATTTGGTTGAAGACGCGATTGATATGATTGAAACTCAAAGAGCGGATTCATTGTATATTATGACATGTCCTGATTATAATATGTTTGTAAACACAACCACATCACCAGCGACTGATTTGATTTATCCAACTGAAGCAGTTGATAACTTAGATACTACAGGTATAGATTCAAACTACACCGCGACTTATTATCCTTGGGTATTAACAAGAGACACTGTAAATAACACACAGATATATCTTCCACCAACTGCGGAAGTTTGTAGAAACTTAGCGTTGACTGATAATATATCTTTCCCTTGGTTCGCGTCTGCGGGTTACACAAGAGGTATTGTAAATTCAGTTAAAGCACGTAAAAAATTAACACAAGACGATAGAGATACATTGTATCAAGGTAGACTTAACCCAATTGCTACATTCTCTGATGTTGGAACCGTAATTTGGGGTAACAAAACAACACAAATCGCTGAATCAGCACTTGATAGAATTAACGTTAGAAGATTGTTGTTACAAGCTCGTAAGTTAATTTCGGCAGTGGCAGTTAGATTGTTGTTTGAACAAAACGATGATAAAGTAAGACAAGACTTCTTAGATTCTGTAAACCCAATTTTGGATTCAATCAGAAGAGACAGAGGTTTAATAGA